GCTATGGTATAAATACCTACGGAGATTCACTATGAAACAATCGAAACCAGACTATCCCATCCTAGAGGTGATATGGATAGACGCCGAGGAGTATGGCGAGACTGGTTGGAATTCCACCAAAGATATACTCAGAGAAGCCAAGAAGGCATGCCCTAAGATGCACAGTCTAGGCTACTGCATCCACAGAGACGATGATCACGTTACTCTCCTCTCCACATGGAATAAAGACTCTTGCTCTACCATAGAGAAAATCCCTCTTGGATTCATCCATAAGATTACAGAACTCACCGCTAAGGAACTACCCGATGCCAATCTATGAATACACATGCAATAAGTGCAATCATGTCCATGATGCCGTTCGATCCGTTGATAATCGAGATTCCCCCATTGAATGTCCCGAATGTGCATCTATGGATTCCATTAAGAATGTAACAGGGGCTATGGGTGCTGTTGATACGAAACTGACGCCTGATAAGGCTACTGGCGGTCAATACTCGCAATTGATGGATAAAATGAAACGTGGTACGCCTAAAGCATACCATGAGTCATTAGATCGATCATCCAATCGTAATGGTTCCATCTGGGGAAATAACTGACATTCTCTCCCACGTTCATTACAAACCCCCCATTTATCAACACATTCCCCCACCTCTTCCCACATCTACAAATATAGGGTTTTAGAATACAATGAAGTACCTACACACATATGAATTTGATAGTTGCATCTTTACCAAGAAGGGTCAGGCTGCTGTTCGTAAGGGTGAATTCATTAGTGCAAAGAAGTTGTACAAGTATACCATTCCCTATGAAATACAGCGTTTTAATAAGATTATCCATGATATTTCTTTTTTGAGACACAAGCACATGATCATGGTTTCTCCTCCTTGTATTCCCTACGTTAAAGCATACCTTTCCATCCGTGGACTCACTGGCATTAACATTGTAAATGTGCGTAAGATTGGGCGTGATAAGTTTATCTCTTCATTGGAGCGTAAGGGCTTTAAGATTCATACATAGAATAGCATCTATCACATGGGGTCATTATGCCTATTCTGTATCACCCAACCGCAACTTATCAATTTTATATCGCTCCTGACTCAAGTAGTGTTTCAATCACTGCGGAGATCTTCAACGTTGGTGGTGTGACGCTAGATACTGAAACAACAGCGGCATCTGTTGCAACGGGCACCGTTTCTCTGACATATTCATTAACACACATAAGATATCCAGAACCATGAGTTTAGTAACAGATAATTATCAATGGGACATTCAGTACACTGGTGGTACACCACAGACAGGAACTTTCCTAGACGGAACTCCTTGGATATATCCGAATGGAGCGACTTTGGTTTTGGTTGGTGTGTCTCCCGGTCAAACTCTTGCTGCACCTGAGATACAAAATTATGGATTTGTAAGTGGGTATTCTGGCGTTACGTTGCCTGTTGGGGGCACATATCCAGCGGGAACTTATCAAACATCGTCGGGTGTAACATTACCCGGTGCAACTGGAATAGTGAATCAAACAATCATCAATCCACACTATGGTAAAATCAAGAGAGATGCCGCATACAGCGGCGCTTCATATGATTATGGTACGTTTGATGAAAATGTAAATTGTGTTACGGGACAAGTTGTTACTGGAAACCAACCCACAAATTATGATCTTTTGTTTGATTTTAGAATGGGAACTCAGGATGACAAACCAGAATTAACTGTTGGTAGATACTTTGATTCGAGTCAAGGTGTAACACAATCAAACAACGATGGAGTGATAAATCCCGGTGTAACTTTAGAAGCGGGTGATATGATTGTCACTCAAACTGCGTATACTGGAGTCATGGGAAACAGTCCAATTTGGACTGGCGGTGGAGCGGAAGTATGTTGGACTCAATCATGGGGAGTGTGTACCGTTGTTGGATCGGTTCCACCCGCGAATGCGTTCAGACCTCCTGTCAACTGGGATCCTACGGACAAAGCAAACAGACCAATACTGACAGAAGTGGATGACTTGTCTGGACATATCGTTTCGTATCCAAATTATAATTTCACAGAGGATACGAAGACATGGACAGAAACCAAAATTTGTCAAGAAGAACTAGATAACGATACTTATCTTGGCGATCCAAAAAATCGAGCCGGAACTTTAAATCTAGTTCCAATGTGGAATGATAACTCCAAACTTCGTGGGACTATGAAAGCACAGTCTACCTCATACCGTGAGTATGGCGGTTGGGAAGCCATACAAGACGAAGCAAGAATGATTTCTGCATTTGATCCCGGTGTTAGTGCTGAAGATAGAACTGCATTCAGACGAGTAATGACACAAAAAGGTATTGATGTCGGAATGGCTTCATATAGTCTAGGTAAATTATTCAAGAATAACGGTTATCATGGAGGAGAATGGAATCCAAAAATTATTTTTGCTTACCTTGTTACTCAAGATTCTAGATTATTTGACGTACTAGATTTTAAATTTGGTAACACATCAAATGAAACATACAAGGAAATTTCAAAAACTGGCCCCGCTGGTAAGAAATTACTTAGAGGTTATCACGAAACCGAACAGTCACAAAAAGGTGGACCTATTTGTAGTTGGAGACACTACAATGTTAAGGTAACCGAAAGTGGTGTGAGTGGTGGCACTGCATACATCGTAATAGATAGACCAATAGACTCAAGTGCAAATAATTTAGTTTACTTTAACCAAGATGGTTCGACATATGAAGGACCGGGAACAAACCCAATAACTGGTGATGATGGAAACGTGTATAATGGGCCCGGAATTACATCGGATCGACCAGTTGCTTATCACATACGGGCCACTGACGAACTTGGTCTCTCTCCAGCATCGAGATGGTGGGGACTATCAAGTAATCAAAGAAAAATAAAAGACACATATTTTATCAGTGCATATGTGAGAACCAAAGGTCCAAGTGGTGGTATCAGTCGAGTGGTGTGGACTGATTCTACTATTGCAGCACCGGGGTATGTTGGAAGTTGGAATCCCATTGAAGGTAAAACTGGCACACAAGCGACATGGGAACAGAATCCAGATTCTATTAAACTATGGCTTCAGACTGATATTGTTGGAGGTGGTCCCAACGGAATTACACAGGCAGATTTATGTAATGGTCTTGAGGAAACTAGACCAAATACTCACTACAGAACAATAACATATAATGAAAAGAACACTGCAACAGAGGCGGGAGATTATGCCTACACATACTCAGTACTTTCTCATCTCCTTTCTAACACACTAACTTGCAAAGCAATTGAGAATGCTGGAATTACTCTTCCTGCATGGGGTGAATTTGTCAAGGATAGGTCAACCTTCTACGCTGGGACCGATGCAGGTAAAAATGCATTAGTACATTGGGCTAATGCTGGCTATAATATAGTTAATGATGCTAGTGGAAACTCATGTAATACTCAAGGACTATACTATGCAATGTTGAGACAGGAGTGTGCGGCGGGTGTTAGTTTGGCTCCAGCAGTTTTAGAAAATACCGAAGGCGAGGATATTAATGCTGGTGGTGTTGTATCTGATTGGGGGAAAGCAAGATTTTTAGATACCTCTCGTTGGTATGATCTTCCTGCATCGCCGACTTGGGAGGAATTACAAGGAATAACAGGCGCTTCTGGTGGAGTCACATGTGTAGCAAGGTCAAGTAACGGCACATATGCACACTATAGAATTGGAAGTGGTCAACAACTAGAAAGTCCCAGTTGGACTCGATGGTATTACACATCAACCGATGGTGCGCCAAATTTCCAAACCCTAGGTACGGGACCAACGGGTGAACTCGTTATTAAAAATTGCCCCAACGAATGGAGTAACTATGATGGTCCTGTATACGCTTGGTGTCCCGGTGCGACATTTGCTTATGGATTAACTATGACTTTTACATCAGCATCTAGTGGAACCGATACTAATTGGAACGCTGCATGGAAACTAATTGATGAGACAGTATCACCATTTAATATGATCGGTCCTTACCTTGGTGGTGATAATGAGTTTCCTGCACCTAACATCATATGGACTCGCAGTGCGGATCAATAATACATAATAGAGAACAAGAACATGATATCATTCAAAAAATATATAACAGAGGTTTCCCCACCTGGCTTCAAAGGTACAGTCAAGGCGATGAAGAAGCATAAAGAGATTGACAATCCGTATGCTTTGGCATGGTACATGAAGAACAAGGGCGATAAGTCTCATTACACTGCGGATGGTAAGAAGAAGAAATGAAGCGATTCAATGATTATCTAAATCTACATGAAGCCCGTTTAGTGAATGTCAAGGGTTGGGCCAATGGTCAAAAGAGAAAACTTGTCCTCTGGAAACCCAAGTCTAGTCATGACATCAGACCATACCATACTCAACATCTAACAAACAATCCAAAAGACTATGGTCTGAAGGAAGAGGACTTTCTGAAAGTCTTGGCGAGATCCTATGGGTTTGATCCCGAGGACATGGAGACACTCCGTGCGTTGGATGGTATTAAGTCTGGTAAATATGATCGTGATAAAGACATCGACAACTTCATGTACGGTCAAGGATGGGCCCGCATTGTGTTGAATGATGGAATAGGTTCTATTGAAGGACCAATCAAGGCGAACCTACACTCCGCTGCGAAACTCATCGCAAAGAAGTATACATGGTCGCAGATTGACTTCATGGAAATCGGTGACGTTCTCAAGGATAACGCCGAATCGATCGGCGATGAGGACACATGGAAGAGTTATCTCAAGACAGGTAGAGTTCCAAAGCGAACCACCATTGGCTCTACAATGGCACGATTCCGCGAACACGTTGATCTATCAGAGGCATACAGGGGTGACATGCTCATTGGGTGGGTGGACCCCAAGAACAAACTAATCCTACACCCCGAGGGTGGTAGGATGGGCAGGTTCCACACTCAGGTTCTCACCAACAAGATGTCGGCAGAAGAGTTCCGCAAGTTCCAGCCAGAGAGAATCGGTGTGGGTATTGCAAAGGATATGGTCAAGTTCGTGAAGAGTGGTGACATGACCGAAGCACAACTCAAGCACATCATTGACAAGTCATACGAAAACATCTATAATGCACTCAAGACAGGTAGGTCTGATGGTGACTATGATACTGAGTTGAATCTAGAAAAGGCAGGATGGGTGAAGATCCGCATTGATAGAAAACCCAATGGTCGTTCTTCTGTTCTTGGTGATCTCGATCGATGTCAAGCAGCAGCGAAGGTGATTGACAAGAAACTCGGTGGTTGGCAGGGTATCAACACCGATCAGTTCTGGGTCAGGGATGGGGGCACAATGGTTGCAGATGAGAAGACATGGGACACATACGTCAAGACAGGACGAGTACCAAAGCGAACCGACATCGGTAAAACCATGTCACGATTTAGATAAACCCTCAGGCTGGCACCATGGCAGGTAGAGTGTTTTTGGTAACATTCCCACACGCCTATTCTCTGCGCCCCACGGAGAGTGTCAGTCTGAGGTTTTTTGTTTATATACATACTTTACTGAACAACAGGAGCATCCTCATGGAAGTATCACGAAAAGTAACTGAACAAGATCTACAAGAGCGTAGTGACCACGAAGAGAGAGAACTTCATTTATATGCTGATAACCACGCTGATCTACACAGACAGCGTACTTCTATGGTTCACAAGAACCTTCGTAACAAGATGGCTTCTGGCTCCTACGACAGCAACAAGGCACACCGTGCCTTCGTACACGTTGCCAAGGATGCTGCTGGACGTTACGACAAGGAACACAATGCAAAGGGTGGCAAGACATTCAACAAGGATCACATTCACAACGTCGCCAAGAAGATGAGAGATCAGTTTGAAGACGAAGCAAAGGATGGTCACCATGATCACCTCCTACACAAGAAGCATCAGAAGACTAAGAAGGAAGACGTAGAACTAGACAACGATGCAATCCTCGAAACAGTAGAACTCACAGAATACGAAGATATCGCACTACGCATTATCGAAGACAGACAAGTCAGACGATTCGACAATCTTATTGAAGAAGAGATTCTAGAAGAAGGTATTGAAGTAGAACTAGACGAAGATGCCGTAATCGAGAAGATGATTGAAGCAGGATACAGTGACGAAGAAATCGCAGAAGCAATCGAAGATCTAGAGACAACTGAAGACTGAGAAACTAAAATAGAATACATGTTGTGAATGCGGGAGGGCTTCGGCCCTCCCAATTTCATATATAAATATAGTAACAAGGAGAACGTTATGCAACCAGGCCCATTTAACGCAAAGAATCAAAAGTTCTATAGTGACATCGCAGACATTGTATCTAAGATCAATGTTGATAGAGAGCAAACAAAAATTGATGATAGTCCTATCTCTGAACTCAAGATGCCTGCAAAGGACGCAAAGGGTAACATCAAGAGCCGCAAGGTTCGTGGTGCATATGCTAAGGGTGCAGACAAGGCACAAGCCGCAGGTGATAAAGCAATGGATAAGGCTGCCGATGTAAAGGCTGATATTGATGACACTATCAAGAACATTGACAAGTCTCTTGACGCAGAAGACAGACGAGACGATCGAAAGCGAAAGGCTCGTAAGGAAGAAGTCGAAGTCGAAGAAGGCAAGTTAGTGGATCGTATTATGCGAAAGCGTAAGCAAATGAAAAACAAGGGGACTATCCCCGGATCGGATGGTTATTGAAATGGATATGAGGAACTTCTTTGGTTGGGTTCAAGGAGTTAGATCAAATGGGGTAGGCAAGGACAACTATCAGGCTGCCCAAAACATGACTGGTGAGATGTCAAATAAGGGCATCACTCCAGAGGCTAAGAGCGTCGAAGATGTGTATCTAAAGATGCAAGGTTTAGATAAACCAGTTGACAAATCTACAGAATAAGGTATAATATTTACATGATGTATCAAGGTAACTTTACGCACGACATGGTAGAGGACATCGAGCCTCTTTCCACGGTGCAGGATGAAACAGGTCGGTTCTACAATACGCCACATGGCAAAATGGCAAGTGTGACGACCGTAACAGGCTGGGAAAAGCAGAAGTTCTTCGCAAAGTGGAGACGGGAAAACCCCGAAGAGTCTAAGCGTGTGTGTTCACGCGGCAACTATCTCCACGATGCGATTGAACAGTATCTTCTCAACAACGAAGTGTCAGAGGATCAACTGCCAGGTGGTAGTAAGTATCTCTTTGCACAAATGAAAGAAAGTCTAGACAAGATCAGCAAGGTTCGTGCCTTGGAGGCTCCTCTATGGAGTCAGGCTACGTCTCTCGCTGGTCGCGGTGACTGTATTGCTGACTACGAAGGTGAACTATCGATTATCGACTTCAAGGGTTCGACTCGCAAGAAGAGAATCCGAGACATCGACAACTACTTCATGCAGGCTACTGCTTATGCAATCGCATGGCAGGAGCGAGTGGAACAGCCAGTGAATCAGATCGTGATTCTCATTGCGTCGGAAGAGGGAACCAATCAGGTTTTCAAATCCACTCCACAACTACATACAAAGCCTCTTCTAGAGGCAATCAAGAAGTATAATCAACACTTCGCTCAACAACAGGGTCAACTATGGTAAACTTCACTTCCTTTCTCAATGAGGGTAAGAACACACACCTTACTCACGCAGCCGATCTAGTCTTCGAGGGTTATGCGAGGACTAACTTGGCTGTTAACTTCATTGAAAGCGTGGCTACCATGCTGGAAGGAAACTCCAAGTCTAAACTCAACGTCACACGCAAGTGGGACGGCGCACCCGCAGTGTTCGTGGGGATCAACCCAGAGAACGACAAGTTCTTCGTGGGAACCAAGAGTGTCTTCAACAAAGGCACACCCAAGATCAACTATACGAACGCAGATATCACCCGCAACCACGGACACGCTCCTGGCCTCGTAGAGAAACTTAAGGTTGCTCTCAAGGATCTCAAGAGCGTCGTGGTGGGTGGTATCTATCAGGGTGACATGCTCTTCACCAAGAGCGACCTAGAGAAACGAGAGATTAATGGTGAGTCGTTCATTGCGTTCACACCAAACACGATCACCTATGCGATTCCATCTGACTCTGATATGGCAAAGAAAATCGCTAGATCTAGCATGGGTATCGCATTCCACACCAAGTATACTGGTAAGGACATGGCGAGCATGAAGTCTTCGTTCAACGTGACCAAGAAGAGTTTCAAGAAGAGCAGCAAAGTTCTAGTTGAGGATGCCACATACTTTGATCAGAGTGGTAGAATCACATTCACTGCTGCTGAGATGAAGTCTGTAGCAAGAGAGGTTACTAAGGCACGACAACTCACAGACGCTAACAAGCGTGGACTCGACTGGCTCGCCGGCGAGAACAAGATCGTCGCACTCCTCAACATCTATGCGAACTCTACGGTCAAGGCTGGTGATCTCACCATGCGAACCACGGACTTCGTTGCAATGATTAACGAGCGATACGAAGCAGACGCAGCGAAACTCAAGCGAGAAGCCAATCAGAAAAACAAGATAGCACAGGGTAAGCAACTGATCGCCACCATCCAACGCAACAAGAAAAGCATGGATGGGATCTTTAAACTACACGCAGTGCTAAATAAGGCAACCCTACTCTTGATTGGTAAACTGGAGGGAATCAAGAGTTATAAAACATTCCTCAAGCGACCAGACGGCTTTGAAGTTACTGGCGAAGAAGGATTTGTAGCGAGTGATCATTTAGGAAATGTAATTAAACTAGTCGATCGTCTTCAGTTCTCAAGAGCAAACATGACGATTGACAAGAATTGGATAAAGGGTAACTAATGAATAAGCAAGATATTAACTTGGTCAATACCCGCACTTGGGTATTATGTAACGATGGAACAAACCCTCGGGGCTTCCGTGAGATGTTTATGAAAGAACACGGTGGTAAGTTTACACGCAATGCTAGAAAGCACTGGGTTTGGGAAGATGTTCAGGAGAATAAAGAACCAAAGGCAATCTACGTCGTAGTTGATCCTGATGGTAATGAAATTATTCCTGAGAATTTTCAAGGATATTGTAGGAAAAACAACCTAAATAAGAGTGCATTGTATGGTGTAGCCAAGGGCGAAAGAAAGCATCATAAGAATTATACTTGTTATCGAAAGGAAGTATGAGATGGAAGCATTACAGTCAGCATTAGGAACGGTCTTTTATAGCATTTTGCTATTCGTAGCCGGCGCAGCAGTTGGTGTGCCGCTATGGTCTTGGGTTAGTAGGTTTTTCCCTTGGAATAAACCCACTCCCACTAAGATCGACTAGTAATAATGATCCGTATTTCTACGGAGGTCGCTCTTAAAATAAACAAAGAGTGCAATATAAAGAAGTACGGATCATAGGAGGGGCATCCCCCCTCCTATCTTTTATACATAATAATATGAAAAAAGCAGCATTCACATTCGGACGTATGAACCCACCCCACATCGGTCATGAACTGGTAGTGGAGGCTGTTCGTAAAGCAGGAGGAAAGAACTCTTTCCTATTCACCTCGCAGTCAACTGATCCGAAAAAGAATCCCCTGAACTACCGCAAGAAGGCAACATACCTTCGTAAGATGTTCGGTAAGAGAATAAAGGTTATTAGTGATGCCAAAATCCGTGACGTTCATGGCGCCCTTGAATACTTGTCAGACAATGGGTTTACACACCTGCGTATGGTTGTCGGATCAGATCAGGTTGAAGGATTCAAAAAGGCTGTTCTACCATATGTTGACGATTATGGTATTGAGTTCTTTGAGGTGGTCTCCGCAGGAACTAGAGATCCCGATGCTAGTGATGTCTCTGGTATGTCCGCTTCTAAACTTCGTAAGATCGTGGCTGCTGGAGACTTCGACGCATTCCAAGTTGGAATGCCTAGATCAATCTCCGAAAAAGACCAGAAGAAACTATACAATGACCTCCGCAGTGGCATGGGCCTGAGCGAAGATACCGAGACATACTGGTTTGACTATGAAGAGTTCTCGATCTTTGAAAAGATGTATAACATAACCAAAGACCAACCGCTATTAGAACAAGTAATAAAATTTATAGACTAAAAAAATAAACCCCCTCTTGCGAGTGGGGTTTATCTTTTGGGCTGGATTTCAATCTCAATCCATATCGGCCATCTTTTCAATCTGATAACGAATCCAAGTTAGATCTGTCTTGATACCCGCTAGATCAGTTGCAATGTTTAACCTAATAACATCTGCTTCATCTAATCTTGTATCCAATTCTTTGATGTCCGTCTCAATCGCAGAGATTCTAGAAGAATAATTCGCATCTTTGACTGCTACATTCCAAATCAATGTTGCAAATGTAAGTAACCATGCTGTTAATGACCCAATCACTGCCCAACTACTTTTTCGAGCCTCGGTCATTTCAATCCTCCTCATGTGAAAATATTTATAATATCCCATCGCTCATGGGTGGGAGAATACCCCCCCATTAAAGTATCAAGAACCACTCTATTTATAAAAACCTCGAAAATGTCTACGATATACATACTAAGGTTAAATTAAGGAACAATCCAATGCGATACAAAGAACTGCTTAGCCTATTAGAGAGTGAATACGACGTAGAAGTCGGGGGTGCCTCTGGCGTCCTAAGATCTGCACAGAGTGACTTCGGTACATTCCGTGTCGAGAACGCTGCCATGATTACAAGAATAAATGCCTTTATTCACAACTATCTAAAGGAAGCATGTCTCGACCCCAAGCAAACCATTTTCGGTCTTCGTCAGAAGTTGAATCAGGTCGGTCTTGACTTTGATTTCTCAAACAAGAATGCTGTCACTGAGGGTACAATGAACCTCAAGTTGACCCGCTTCGGTGGTATCTTCGGCAAGAGTGACACAACTCCATTCGACGAGTTCGATAACGAAGATGGTTTTGAAAAGTCAATCGGTCATGGACTTACTCTCAACCTAGAGATGACTATCGACGCTGCTGGTCTTTACAAGATGGAAGGTAAGGTTGTTCCCACCATCTCCGAGACTTCAGAAGAGGTTGAGGTAGAAGAAGAAATAGTTGGTCGGACCAAGCCAAAGGACGCAAAACACTCTACCATGCGTAAAGACTACGATGACTCTACCATGCGTAAAGACTACGATGGTGATGGTAAGGTAGAGTCTGGAACTGACGAGTGGAAGGGTTCTAGGGATAAGGCCATCAAGAAGGCAATGGCTGCAAGAAAAAGGTGAGTTAAACCAATTTAATTATTATGAATTTCCCTTTACTTGATGATAATAATTTTATGATGTATGCAATGAAGATGTATGAGAATCCTCAGTGTACGGAACTATCTGAGTTCTATGAGGATCTAAACCGTATCAAGTATATCAAAAGGTTATTGGGTAGATATCATACGAAGGGAAGTCTCAAGGATAGATTGATACTAAATCACATAATCATTCTGGGAAATATTTTCACTCCGACTGGAACTTCTCGAATGCTCTTTCTGAAGGTAGAACCGCATCTACACTCGTACTTGAAAACGTTTCTGGTGTTCCTCAACTATCTACCAAACAGCGTACCAGAAGTTCCGTCTATAGAAAATATCCCTCTTGATGGATTGATCCTAAAGACTCTGAGAGAAAGTTGAAATGAACAGACTAATAAACGCATTCGTCATCTACCAATTCATTCGCCTGCTAATCAAACCTTTTGATAAGACTGATGCGTTCAAGTTAGGTATCATTGACAAAGATGGTAACTACCTAAAGAAGCAGGGTGATCTGAAGACAGGCGAAGAGAAGAAAGCCAGTAACATCTTCACTCGTCTTGTCTGGAACATCAAGAAAATCTTAATGAAGGTTCCTCTAGTCAGAAGTAAACTTGGTACGTTTGCAACTGCTCTATACCTTATCAGAGAACAAGCCGAATACATCGGCGCCGATGGTGATGTCATCGAAGAAGTTCTAACTGAATACTTCAGATCCACAAACCCTGCGATCGTAGAAGAGATCCTCTCTATGGATTTCAATAACGATAAGTATATCATCGAAGACCTAGAACTAGAGTCAGTTGGTTCGTTCATGGGTGTTCCAATGTATAGACTCAACGAAACTATCGTATCACAGATTGACCTCGATGAGATTGCAATGAACTCTGCTGGTGGAAACATCGGTGGTGCAGAGGCACCTAACCCATCACCCACCATCAAAGGTTATAGTAAGCCCATGATGAAGGGTATCGAGGGTGAGACATATGGCACTGCTCCATCTAAGTCTACTATGATGAGAAGAGACAACCCCAAGATCGTAGGCACCAAACTCGGAGAGAGTCGTGATATGTTCTTGGGTAAGCAAGTATTTGAGATGGACAACCAAGACTACTACAACTGTGTCAATGGACGCAAGAAGTATGAGAGATGGTCTAACAAAGTAAACGTAGAAGACATCGAACATGCCGAACTGAAGAAGCGTATTCAGAAGTTTGGAGAAGCCATAATCAAGAATAGAATGACTGGTGAAATGTGCGTGTTTAGAAATGTTGATATTCAGGAGGATTGATTATGTTGGAATCCTTTTTAACCACCGAGTTTCTTTCACTCGTTGGCGGCAGTATAGCGGGCTTTATCTTCAAGAGCCTTGCAGAGAAACGCCAAGATGAAAAAGAAAGATTCGAGAGAACAATCCAACTCATCGACAAGAAGAAAGAAGTCGCTGATGCCGCAGTCAAGCGAGTCCCGCTGGAGGCAGGAAAGGTCGTCAGGCGGACTATCGTCTTGTGCATACTATTTGGGACGATCATCGCCCCATTCGTTCTACCTTTCTTTTCCATACCAACAGTAGTTGAACTCGAAGAACAACGCTACGCACCCCTTGACTTCTTTGGGCTGTTCGGCAAAAACACCTACATCTCGTTCCAGACGATCAACGGTTATCTGTTCACAACAGAAAACAGGCAGATTCTCGTCACAATCGTCGGTTTTTACTTCGGACAAGCGTCCGCGAGGGTTAGATAGCATTTAAATAGAGGTTAACTTATGATCAGACGAATGTTACACCATTTTACTATACAAATCGCTCTATGGGGGGTTCTCGTCCCTCTCACGGGATGTGCTGGAGATCAGGTACTTTTGGGTACAAATGACGACAAATCAAGGGTGCCTGTCCCCGCTCCAGAGGTAATAGAGCAACGAGAGTCATGGTATCCCGTGATCGGCTTCACTAGTTGGGTGCTTTTGATGGCAGGTGCTGCTGGTATCTGGTGGTGGTCAAACCGTCGCACCGATAGTTCTGAATAGATGCTTACAGATGTAGTATGAATCTACAATGTCACCAACAGGCGATCCAATCGCTTTCTTGTTTGGTGTCATCAACCTCTGAATGTCAACACCAGTCTCCATGAAGAAAGATTTGTACATGTCATCTTTCGATGCGTTACCTTTACCAGTGGCAAGTTTCTTCACTGTAGTGGGTGGAACGACTTCGAGAGGTTTGCCACGCTTCCACAACTTATACTTGAGAACGCCAGTATTTTCAGCAATCTGGAATACTCTACCAGTTGCGTTGAAAGCATAACCCTCTAGGGCAATCTGATCACAGGCAAGAGTCTTCTCCTCTGCCCAGTCTGCTATAGATTCGTAGCGTTGCTCTTGAGTGTCCCAGTCTATGAAACCCTGTCCAAATATATTAGACCTGTATGTTTTTGCATGACGTTTGACTTCAGTAAGGTAGTAGAAACTACAACCCCCGAAAGAAAAGTCATCGTCGTTGTAAGAGGCGAAAACACAAATGGCTGGACATGTGAGAGAATAATCTATACCTGCAATAATCTTCATACAAGTATTTAGTCGGGTCTGGCTTGATAGGTTGCTCCAAGGATGGATTGTTGACCTATTGTCAATATTCCATCATTCCTATCCCATACACCTCTAATTCGCATCTCTATATTAAAGGTCTGACCATCTCTTTCTTGGATACTTGGTAGATTAAATATTCCAGTAGAATTTCCAGTTGATCTTACAACATGTCCGCCGTCCTGATCCCATGTTGCACTATAGTTAACATTTGGAGGATTTTCTGGGAATAGTTCAGGTTGTGTGCCGCTTGTTAAATCAAACCTGATCTGATTTAACCCCTTTTCGTATGTGAGACCTGAGCCAGTAGATCCTGTCATTCCCCTAATCGTAATAGCCTCAGATAAAACATCCCTACCACTTACATCAAAAACATTCAATACAACATCTAGAGTTTTTCCTATGTATTGGGTTAAATTGTCTCCACATATACCCCTTACACTACTCGGAAGTCTATTAACAGACTCATCGAAAGTATTACTGACTTGTTTCTGGGTTTCTCCTATAATTTCCCCTGTAGTGGGATCTTCAACCGAAAGATTTGCAGTTTGGAATGGGATAGTTGGATCGCTCGTCCATGTAAAAGCACTTGAACTAGAATTGTCTTGATTGTTTACTACAAATACAATTTCTCTATCAGTTGTATATCCATCACTATCATATGGAACATAGAATATTTTATCAGCAGGAATACTTGGTGGTGAGTTAGTTCCATGCTGTATAAAAATTTCTTGATCGGGTGGATCAAAAACTGGTGGGATTACGTTTTCGGAAATCTCTGTTGAAACTTCAAATAAAGATTCATCTGTATTCACTTGGCTTTCTGCACTTAGAAAAGCAGCAAAGGATGCTCCATCGACCATATTAAGTTCTATGGTATAAGTTGCCCCTGTGGTTCCCAAGCCTGCTGGATGTTCTAACCTGTAATAATTATCACTTGGTCTTTCAAAATGATCTATAGTTTCGTATTCTAAATCACCTGTCCATATCTTAAGAGTGTTACTGAAATCTGGTATCGAAGTTGATCCAAAGGTTTGAGACACTAGCCACTGACCTGTGACTGGATCTAGAACTCCCTGCATTGTTCCAGAATCTCCACTCCACACTTGAGAAGGACCAAACCCAGCAATTGGACCTCCCAGACCCAAACCATAACTACCCTGAGTTTGAGTATCATAGAATGCAAGTATAACACCCAAACCTGTTACTCTAATTACATTATATTGATAAAAGCCAGCAAAACTAAATGCCGTTGAGCCGTCTCCTGCTTCTCCTTTTACCATTTTTTTGATCGCAGGAATACCATCGTCTGCTGGGTCTGTTGTTAGTCGAAATACTACAGCGTCTTTTAAAATGTCACTATCTTCTTGGGTATAGATCGTGCCTGTGGTTCCATCTGCCTTATAGTAACAATCCGCAGGAATTTGACCTACGACTGGACCATTATCTCTTGTGTCTGCTTGACTTGTCCAATTTTCAATATCGTATTCTAATGTTGCCCCTGTTGCAGATATGAAAATCGCTTTCCCTGTTTTCAGTCCAGAACAAGTCGAACATATTATGCAGTGTTTACACGAACTGACATACCTGTTACCGAGATAGAAATATCTTGGGTGACTGCCATTGGTATATTCCAAAGGACTCGAACCAGTATCTCCTACACTTATACCACCACTTCGTCTTTGATTTGGTCTTCTCCAATTAACATCATGCCAACCCATAGCACGGTATGGAAAAAAGTCTGCTCCATATCTCTGAATCCAATAGTTGTTTGTGTTGATCGCAGTGATTTTCTGTGTGTTTGATGTAGAAGAATCATTCCATGCCTTATCATAGGTATAGAGTTCGTTCCAATACTCACCACTCTGTCCGTCGTAGTCGTAACCAAATACCCACATATTCTATGATCCCTCTTTAAAGTAAACTCGCCAATCGATGTTGGCCGTGACACCTTCATAATAATTTAAGGTGAAACTAGCAGTTGCTCCACCACCGGTGTGACCCAATTCAATTGGGTCAGAGGAAACGGTAAATAATTGAATTACAACTTCACTATTTGTAATCAGAGTTCCATCGTCATTATATAGATCTAGATATAACCACCGAGTTGCCTCGGGATCTGTAGAAGAATAACCAGCCAATCTAGTATTAATATATTTCTGTAGTCTCGTTTTTAGACTCAATTCATCTCTCGTAGATCCTCCACCTCGATATACTCTACCCTCTCCTTGTCCATCAATAGTATTGTAACCTAAAGTGAAAGAAGGAATATAACCATAATCAATCATCTTATCTAAGTCATTCTTCATAAGAAGTTCATTATAATGTCGTGGTATCTCATCAAAGAAATCAGCGTCACTCGTACTCACTGTTGCAGTGTCTGCTTCAAACGTAACGGGTGTGGTAAAGAAATCACTTGTTCTTCTTATGTTTTGTCCAGTCACAGGATCAATCAATCTGAAAGAAGCATTCCAGCCCGAAGTGGTGCTTGTACCACCATTACCAAAAGTCAACTTAATATAAAGTTTTGGTTTTTTAGTTATATCATAAGCAGTACCATCACTATAAACTAATGTTTGTTCGGGACCACTTCCTGGCGTTGCTTCTCTAATCGTAACAAGGTCGGAACCTGTTGGAGTTATACCATCGCCAGGAATACCCCCAAGATCAGGTCGTGGATGATATTGCTTTCCTAGTGTCCAGTTAAAGTTTTGCCACCCTCTACTTTCAAAAGCGGCTTGTCCATTATTAGCGATAGTTAGATAGTCCATTTCTCCAATATATGGACGAGGAAAATATCTATTTTTGCCAGTAGCACTAACACTTTGGACCATAGGCCACGCTTCACTACCAAAAATCAAATTACGATTTTTTAAATATTGAAGAAACCCCGGGTTATCTACTGGTAAACTACTAGAAGCATCAATCCAAAAACCCTCTATACCACAGGCAGTCCAACCCGCAATCTGAGTATCCCAAAAATACTTATCTCCAGTTGCCGTCCATATCTCAGCATTTGTTGTAGCACCGACGCGGGGTTCTTTGGCTTTATTAAAGGGTGATGTTGCATTAGAAGAAGTTCTGGAAACTGGAACAGCAACGTCACTAGTTCCGGGTGCAGTTCCACCTTGTATTTGCCAACCACCATTACCATTAGTCTGCTGATAACCACTGAAATCAACAAACGCTAAATTACCCCAGTCAATGCCTGTTGTTTCTCCAGCATCCGCGGCTGAAATAGTTTTATATGTTACCTTTCCTCCAACGTACATTACACATTTAACAGGATCACCTAATTCTTTTTTACTATCGACCCATGTTTTGAAGTAATTTAACCAAGAATATCTTCTATCTCTTTCTACACCCTCTTTTGCTTTGTGTGCAGTAGCGACTTCTATGTTCCACTGACTTGTCATTCTTCCGCCATTAACATTCCAACCTTCGGGAAATCCGTTAGTTGTCCACGGTCTAGAATATCCAGTCGTGATTGGATCATAAAAACCTATTTCTGACATTTCTCTAGACCATGTATCATTCAATTCAAGCGTAGTTCCATCTGGTGCCATTGATCCAGAAGGTCCAAGTGCAGACCAACTAGCACTCGGAAACATACCTGATGCTTGAGTAAAAACATCGGCTTGCATACTTCCAGATTGATTAAACCAATAAGTTACTCCACCGTTCAAGTCAAAATCTACAGAGTCACTAGGAAGTATATCAACTGTACATTTTAAATTACCAGCAGGGGTCCAATACATAAACTTCCTAAACCCCATAACATACGCAGGTTCAAAATATGAATTAATAATAAACTGAACACCATCATAGGATTCAGCAGCAAAGATTGCTGCTTTTTCTACAGCCGTTTTCTCTCCATCCCAAGTGATACCATCATCCTCTAATGTTCTGGTTGTTGATGATCGCCTTGCTACAAGACTAAACGGGCCTCCTGAATTAAAGAAAGATCTGTTTATGTTAGCATTTTCATCACCGCTAATAATGTTTTCATCCTGAAAACTAATACCACCAGCAGGATAGTTTGATCCACTACCTCCATGCCAAGGTATAGATTGCATTGATCCGCCGCCATACGAATCTGTATATAGGAAAGGAACCAGTGACTCCTCACCTATAATATTAAACGCTAGTGTTTTTACATCAACTAATATGTTCTTTTGAAAAGTCTGAATTGAAACAGAAGCAGAACCAGAGACA